GAACTCTTTAGTCATAACTGGCCATTCTTTTACCATTTGTTCAACAACTGGATGAATGTCTTCTGTGACTCCTAGTTCTCTTTCTTTTATGTTCATTATAACCTCTATTTTATAATTAAATGTGATAATTGTATTACAATAATAACAACTGATAAAACCAACGATATGATTGTTCTCGTATCCGGTACTTCATTCAAAACTAACCAAGTTAAAATACCCATCGTTAGTGTTGCCATACCAAATCCTATCGGTCTAACATACCAATAATTTTGAAAATAATCATAGTACCACCTAGTTCCATAATAAAAACAAAAACTTATAGGTATCCCACCAAGAACTATCCACCATAAACTTTTTGCCCATTCATATTTGAACTGACCTTGCATATGAAACCAAGCAATTATGTGACCTATAAGAGACACAATCATTGCCATCCATAACTTACTCATTTAACACCCATCTTTTTTATTTCCTTTTCTGTTTTACCATACTTGGTTAGTAAAGACTTTAACTCTTCTTTATTCATTAGTTGATAATATTCACCAGCTTGTATCTTGCTAACCTCAAAGTATTCTTGAATAAAAGGAACAACCTTTTCGTTGACCTTTGTTTTTTTACCACTAAGATATCTTAGATAAGTTTTCTTATTTGGAAGTAAGGAACAATAGAATTTATAGACAGCAGAATGTGGCATTACCTCGATTGTCAACTTCTGAAAGTGATTAACAATAGGTAAGAAATCATTACTCATACTTAAATAACGATTTACCATAAACGGACTAAACTTCTTTTGTTCCTCTTCCGAAAAACTATCCCAAGGTCTTTTCTTGGTAAATAGTTCGTCTATCCACTTAAATAAGTTCATTCACTTCCTTTAGTGGTAACATCTCTCCACAGTTTCCACAGTTAAAAACTTGTACTGGAGCGATAACTTCTTCACCTGTCGGTGAGACGATAGCAGATATTTTCTTTATAATATATCCTTGTATGAAAACAGGATTTTCACACTTTTGACATTTCATTGTGTCTGCATCACTCAAGTCAATTTTAACTTGTTGTTGTGGTAACGGTTTTTGTGGTTTCATATTCATTGTAGTCTCCTAAGTATGTTAGAGATGGTAGCCATAAAGTTTATCTCTTTATCTACGACTAACACATCTTGATAAGAACCATTTGATATATCAACGATAATCTCTGGTAGTTTCTCCACAGAAATATTCTCTACCTCATCATATAGGAAACGATACAGCTCTGTGTAATCTGTAAAGTTACTATCAGCTACAAACTTACGAATGGTTCTCAAATCAACACCTTGTTTTATCATATCCAAGAACTGAAGTTTGAACTCGTTATGTAACATTCCATCTTTGTCTATCTTTAACTGACCATCAATCGCCTGTCTCTGTAAGTCATTGATAACCTTTCTCAAGTCAGGATAACCAGCAGTTACCACAAGAGCCAAGTCATCTAAATCAAAAGAGATATTCTCTTGTTCCAAGATATACTTGGCATGAACAGCGACATCTTTTTTTGATGGTGGTATAATCTTATATGTCTGACATCTACTTTGTATCGGGTCAATAATCTTCTCAACATAGTTACAAGTCAAGATAAACCGACAATGTTGTGAGAATGTCTCCATAAGATTACGAAGAGCCGGTTGGGCTGAGTTAACATTAAGATAATCAGCCTCATCCAAGATTACGATTTTGTTTGGTTTGAAACCAACAGAAGAAGCAAAGTTCTTAAGTTTATCTCTAACCAAGTCTATGTTTCGTTCATCCGAAGCATTAATATAGAGATAGTCACATTCAATAGCATTTACGATAATCTTGGCAAGGGTTGTTTTACCCCCACCGGCTCTACCATACAATAATAGGTGTGGAACATTTTGCTCCTCTATGAATCTTTCAACTTTCGTCTTAAGAGTTTCATTACCAACATATGTATCTAATGTTGATGGACGATATCGTTCCACCCATAATCCATGTGAACTCATACTATACCTGCTGTGATACTAAGTAATATTTAACAGAAAAGTCGTCTATCTTAAACTCGATATGAGCAAGACCACCTGAACTTACTTGAAGAACTGCCTTAGAACATTCTTTGTTCGCATTTAGAACTTCCTTAAACAAGTTAGCGTTGAAGACGATTGGTTCAGTTAACTTTACAGCACCACTCTGAACTTTGATACTGATACGATTTGAGTTGATGTCACTAAAACCGATAACGAACTCTACACCACCATCTGCTGGTTGAATAGAAAAATGTTCTACATCGGATAAAGCACCTTTACCACGAATAAAAGAATTGATGAACTGAGTATCAATATTAATAAGTGTATCAAACTCAGGTATGTTCTTTAGTTCTGGCACATCAGGAATAACACCAAGAGCAGCAAGTACATAACTTACAGATATCTTACCATCTGAAAATCCAAATGCTACAGGCTGTTCTTCATCTGATGGTGATTTGATTACATTGAAATCAATCTTATCAGCAAGAGTTCCTAACATTTTAGAAAGAAGTGGTGTGTCATAAACACCTACCTCAAAGTTAGGAAGTGATTGTTTACTAAGTGATAATTCACCCAAAAGACTTTTGTCTGGTGATATAAAACGAGTAGAAAGTGTATCGCCATTTGGCTCCCACTTTACTGAATTTATACTACCACCAAGATTGTATTTTTGGATAAACGTATCTAATGTGATTTTATTCATTATTGTTATTCTCCATATTAATATATTAATTTACTAACTATTTGATTAAATGTCAAGTTAAAAAAACTTTTCAATTGTATTTTTCTTTTCTACTGGCATATCCCAAGACATAGCATCATAAAACATCTTTATCTTTTTACTAAGAGCTTTATCAAATAACTTGTCTCGGTCAATGTACTGATTAATGAAATCTATGATTTGTTTAGGATCGTCATAACCTTTGTAAGCCAGACCATCAATGTTGTAAGGATTTTGTTTTAGATAAACCCAACGAACCTTATTACCATTTGAGATAGGTTCGTGGTTAGTAACCTTGAAATGTCTAAGTAAGTCATTGTATATGACAGAAGCTTTGGTATGAACTGGCGCTCCTTTCTTCATTGGTGTAAACATTGTCTTACTTTGAAACCCACTTTTTGATTTATCAATGTATTTATTTATACCCTTAACACCTGTTGGAAGAGCAATCTTATCTAACTCCTCATCCTTTAGATTATTTTTAAAGTTTAGAATAAACTCATCAATCTTTTCTTTTGGAACTTTAGCAAGGATAGCTTTTAGAACCTTAGTCATAAAGTCACGAAATGCTGGTGGAAATGAACTACGAACAATATCTAAACCTTTAACATCAAGTTTTTCTACTTCCAAACCACCATCGTTAATAATCCATTGACCATATCTTTTCTTTGTAACCCAAAAAGCAGACTTAGCAATCATCTCTTGTTTAATCTCAAACCGATGGTCACCTCTGATGTTTAGAAACTTACTACTGAAGTAGTTGTAAGATTTATTGATATAATCTTGAACCTCACCAGCAATCTCAAGGATTTGTTCTGTCATAAACTTATCATCTTCAACATCAGCATTCGGAAACCTATTCTTAACAAGTGGTAGAGCAGAGTAGAAAACTGAGTCTGTATCTGTGTAAATACAATAATCCTTATCCGTTTTCAATATCTTGTTGTAGTAACTATTAGCAATCGTCTCCGTAAACTGAATCAACTTTTGACCTGTCGTTGTCGTACCTTCAGCGTTGTCAATATCATAAAACCTAAATACCGTCAATCCTAAAACTCCGTACAAACTATTTAGAAGAATTTTCTGTACCAATTGTCGTCTATCAAAATAACCGTGTAGTTCGTCATTCCCTTCTTCACCATACTTCTTTGCCAGTTTTCTATACTCTACTCTTTCGTTAAACCACTTCTCAAGTATTGCTGGTATAACACCCTTTTGTTTGAGGTCATACAAAACACCATTTGATGAAATGGACACTTCATTCTTGTTGAAGAAATCTTTAAGTTCTCCACTTGTAAA